TTCTAACTACCTGGAGCTAAAATGTCCGAATGGGAAAAAGAAAACGAAGCCTTCCTGAAGAAAATCGGGCAGGTTACTTCAGCACCAAAGCCAGCATCTACTAAGAAAGACGAGGAATAATTCATGGCTGTATTCTTAAACAACAAGGTCGGCGTGAAAATCAATTCCGTTGATCTCTCTGATTTGGTAACAGCAGTTACTATCAACCGCTCATTCGATGAACTCGAAGTAACAGCAATGGGTGACTCATCTCACAAGTTCGTAAAGGGCTTAGAGGCATCCACAGTTACAATCGATTTCCTTAATGACACAGCATCATCAAAGACACTTCAAACATTACAAGCTGCATGGGGCACAACAGTTACAGCAGTATTCCTACAAGACAAGAGCGCGGCAGTTAGCGCAACCAACGTTTTGTATACCGTTTCTTTGTTGATTAACAACACTACCGACATTAACGGAGCCGTCTCCGATATTGGTAGTATGTCGATTACGTTTACTGCTAACTCAACAGTTGCAGTAGCCACAACAGGTACTTTCTAAAAAACTAAACAAAGGGGCACAGCATGGCAAAGTTAAAAGTAACAAGGGCAGATGGATCAGTTGGGGAATACCCAATCACTCCATTGGTGCAGTATGGTTTTGAGATTTACGCTAAGAAGGGCTTTCATAAGGCGTTTATCGAAGATCAGAAGCAGAGCGATATCTTCTGGCTAGCCTGGGAATGTATCCGCCGTTCGGGTGAAACTGTTAAGCCATTCGGAGAGCAATTCATTGAAACCTTGACTTCGGTCGAGGTGTTAGATGATGACCCTTTGGCTTAGGGCGAGACTCGATCACCTACCTGATTGCTAAATTAAGCGTCAGGCTCGGGATCTCGCCAACACAATTATTAGAGCTAGATGAAGTAATGCTAAGGAACCTAATAAGGGTTCTACAGGAAGATGCAAAGGAGATAGCCAATGCCAGCAACCGTCAAAGGCGGCGTTGAACTGCGTAAAGCACTTCGCAGATTCGCTCCAGAATTAGGCAAAGAAACACAGAAAGAAATTGCAGGTGTTCTAAAGCCTGTTGTAAAAGAAGCTCGTGGATTTGTCACCGTTTCGCCTTTATCTAATTGGGCTAGAGAAGGTGGCAAGTTTCCTGTATTTAACGCATCAATCGTCAAGCGTGGTATTGGTTACAAGACAACACCATCAAAGCCTAACCGCAGAGGCTTTACAGCATTAGCACAGATTCGTAACCGTTCAGCAGCTGGTGCTATCTATGAAACAGCAGGTCGCAGAGCGCCAGGCACAAAGCCATCATCACGCCCTAACTTTGCACAGGCAATGGGCCCACTTACAGGATCAGGCAAAGAGCGTGGGCGTTTAATTTACAAGGCTTGGGAAAATGACAAGGGCAACGCTACAAAGGCTGTTCTAAAGGCTATTGACAATGCTGGTAAGACTTTCAATCGAATGGTAGGCACTCGCTGATGGCTAATGTAGTAATTGATATTGCAGCCGAATACACCGGCAATAAAGCATTCAAGCAGGCAGAAACTGCCACATCTAAATTAGAGAAGTCCGTTGCCAAACTAGGAAAGCAACTCGCTGGAGTCTTTGCAGCTTCTAAGTTATACGCATTTGGCAAAGAGTCAGTTAAAGCATTCGCAGCAGATGAGAAGGCTGCACGATCATTAGCCTTAGCACTAGCCAATACAGGTAATGCCTTTGCAGCCATCGAAGTTGAGAAGTTTATTGCAGACTTGCAACGCGCCACAGGCGTTCTCGATGATGACTTGCGCCCAGCCTTTAGAGCTTTACTTACAGCCACAGGCGATGTTAAGAAGTCACAAGATGCGTTAGCCCTAGCCTTAGATATTTCAGCAGGTACTGGCAAAGACTTAGGCGCAGTATCAGCAGCATTAAGTCGTGGCTTCTTAGGTCAGACAACAGCACTTAGCCGTTTAGGCGCAGGACTAGACAAAGCGACATTAAAGACTGGTGACATGGATGTCATCATTGGACAGCTTACAGATAAGTTTAGAGGTCAGGCGTTAGCTGCTGCCGAAGGTTATGCAGGAGCGATTGCAAAACTCACAGTTGCATCCAATAACGCTAAAGAGATTATCGGCAAAGACCTGTTAGATGCTATGCAGATGGTGGCTGGAAAAGATGGCATCGGCGGAGCAACAACTGCAATGGAAGGTTTTGCCACTCAGATTGGTAATGCAATCTATGGCATAGGCGTTCTTACAAAAGCAATCAAGTCATTGCCAGGTGCAGGTTTTATTGGTGATGTTCTTAATGCTGGTACTCAGATTTCAGGATTAGGACTTCTTTCAAGATTAGGTGCTTCAAGGAAGGCGCGTTCAGCAGGTACACCTGCTCAATCACCTGGACAACGCAAGGCAATCGATAAAGCCAACGCTGATGCGCTTAAACTTCAAAAGTCTAAGAATGACCTTGCCAAAATCGATAATGCCAATACAACTCGTAAGTTAGCTCTTACAGGTGATCAGTTAGCTCTTCAAGAACTAGAGAAGAAATTTGATGTTGAACGTGTGGGATTATATGCAGCTCTAAATGGCGCTATTACAAAAGAAGAAGAAACTCGTATTCTTTCTTTAATTGCCATTAAAGATCAGAACGCAGCACTTGCTGGTCAAATTATGAAACTCACTGATACAAATGATGCTCTTACTGAGTTTGGAAAATCTCTGTATGGTGCGATTGATGTGCTTCTCAACTTTGGACAATTTGCCATAGGCGAACGAGATACATTGCGCGAAATGGGAATTGGCATAGTTCCAGAAAATCCAGGCGGCATCAATCCGCCTAATTATGGTGCTTTGGATGTCCCACTCAATGCTGGCTCTTTTGCAATTGGTGAGCGCGATACTCTACGCGCTATGGCAGGTGCAACAAATATCACTATTAACGCAACGGGCATCGGTGACCAACAGATTGCGGCAGTCGTTCAGAATGCTATTCAAGACCTTAACAGATATGGGAACTCAACTACTTACGCTGGAGCAATCTAGTGGCAGTACCAGTAATTAATGCTGTTATCAACTTTTCTACTGGCCCAGGCTTTGCACAAGCTTTAATTCTTGGAGAAGGTTTACTTGATGTAAATACTTTAGCTGATGCGTCAGCGGTGATTGTTGATGTATCTGACCAAGTAGATTCAATTCAGACAAGCAGAGGGCGCAACGCACAAGCAGACCAATTCCAAACAGGTCAATTAACTCTTCGCATTGTGGATCAGAATGGTGACTTTAACCCACAGAACCCAAGCAGTCCGTACGCAGGACTTCTTAATCCAATGCGTAAGGTTCAGATAACTGCAACCTACTCGGGAGTAACTTACCCTATCTTCTCAGGCTTTATTACAGGCTATTCAACAACCACACCAAAGTTCACAGGCGATGTTGTTTATACAACAATCACAGCGGTCGATGCTTTTAGACTTGCACAGAACGCTCAAATATCAACAGTTACAGGCGCTACTGCTGGACAATATTCAGGTGCAAGAATTAATAAAATTCTTGACCAAATTGGTTGGCCTGCATCTATGCGTGATATTGATACAGGTCTTACTACCCTACAAGCTGATCCAGGTACGCCTAGAACAGCCTTAGAAGCCATGCAAACAGTTGAACTTAGCGAGTACGGCTCTTTATATGTCAATGCTTCTGGAGAGTTCGTATTTCCAGACAGAGCCTTTACTACAAGCAGCGTAACTGGCACACCAGTTGTATTCAATGACGATGGCACAGGCATCGAATACTTTAACGCTATCTGGCTTCTCAACGATGTGCTTATCTATAACTCAGCACAAATCACTCGCACAGGCGGCACAACTCAAAACGCCATTAACCAAGCTTCGATTGACAAGTATTTTGTTCACTCTTACAACCAACAAAATCTACTAATGGAAACCGATGCAGTAGCTCTTGACTATGCTCGGGCTTATGTGGCATCTAGAGCTGAGACTACAACTCGATGCGATGCCATCACCCTTGACCTTTATACAGCCGATTACAATGCGGGCATTATTGCTGCACTTGACTTAGAGTTCT